GAATCTAAGTGTATTTAGCCGCTTGTGTAGTATTGTTCAACTCTCTTCCACCACTGTTGACGCCAATGTTCAAAATCATCGCCTTCAACTACAAACTCTTGATACACAGGATCATTTTTTAAATGTCCCATTTCGTCAATGTCTGGCTTGACAGCCATAAGCACTACACCCTTGCGAATGTTGGTGCCATACACTTCGTTGTGTGCTTCGGCATATGCACACAGTTGCAGTTTGTAATCTTCAATCCACTCTTCTTTTTTGGGTTTATTGCTTTGTTTAAAGTCCATAATTGCTTCACTGCCAGCATGTACGCCAACACAGTCAGTGGTACCAGCATAGATGCCTGGGAAGTACATAGGAACTTCTACACCCCATACTTCATTGACGTTACACATACCTTCTCGTATTACAGTTTCTGCCATTGCATGTGATTGCCAACTAAATGGGTTGTTTCCACGTTCTTTAATTTCTCCATTTAAAACATAGTTTTCTAAATATGTATGCATTCTTGTGCCGCGGTTAGCAGCTTCGGTGGTAATTGCTTGTGCTTTTTGTTCGCCGACTCGTCGACGCCAATTGGCAAGAGCTTCCATTTTTTCTTTGCTTTTGGTCTTGTCAAGTATTGTAGTAACACTGGGAACAGGTGCACCAGTAGGTGTATTGTAATGCCTTTTGCCGTTGATGTTGGTCCGGCTTAATGCAGCATAGTTATATTTTTGAACTAACACATTTGATCCTTTAAAATATTATAAATGTTGTTGGCAATTTGTTGGTGACCAACTAAACTTGGATGATTACTTGATGTTTTATCAACAAACAAAGAATCAAAGTTATGTTTTGCTGTATCGAGCCAACTAACGTGAGTGCTAAGATATTGTTGTTGTGCTGGTTCCAATTGTGAAAACACAGTTTTGTCTAAGTTACTAAACCAGTATTTTATATTGTGTTTATCAAAAAAACACGACAACCCTATTACCTGTTGAAAATATTTTTGACTGTAAGTTTTGTTGTTGCAAAATCGATAATATGTGTTTTGAAATCGATCGTTATACTGTTGATGCTCATACTCAGTTTCTATACTGGTTGTGCTGCCAGTAGGCAAGCACATGGCCCAGCACTGTGCAATCTCATCCCAGAATTCAAATCTAGGACTTTGAGTCCACTGTATTATAGCAATCCATTCATGTTTGTATTGTCCGTTAGAAATAAGATTTGTAAAATAATCTAGTGTGGTACGGACAATTCTTTCGTTGCTACCGCTGCCCATACTGAGATTAACATGTTCTACGTTTAAGTGTTGGCTTAGATGATAAGGCCACACACTGCGAATTCGTTGTTGATTGACTTCTGAAGAATTTTCCCAATCTAGGTTGTTGCCGTGTTCGTCCCACAGGCTTGGACAAATGGCGCCGCCCCAGGTAAAACTACATCCGTTGGTAAAAAGTTTCATATTGCTATTATACAGGATTTATAATAGAAGTCAATCAGTTTATGTAAGTTCGTTAGCCGAATCTGCCATGCCGGCCACTGTGTCTTGCGCTTGATCAACTGTCATGGTGTCTGCTTCTGCTTCGTCGCTACCAGCTCCACTTAGTATAATTTCTTCATCGGTTACATTGACAATGATGTTTTTGAGTGGATCTTCGCCAGCCAATGTACGCAATTGACTGTCAGTGATGTTGACACCCATATTGTGGGCCATGCTTAAAAAAACTTTGATAGGAACTGACTTGCTACTGTTGGTATCGTCTGTGCGTCCATGAAGGTATTCTGCGAGTGCTATTAGTTGTTGAGCAGACGGATTGTCTGATCTTTCAGTAAACTCGCGGATACGCATTTATCTACGAGCTCTTCCTAGGCTGCCCATTTCTGGTTCTTCAACATCAACGTCGACATCAACATCAGGAACTTCAATGTCTGCATCAACGTCTACTTCAGCATTTGGATCAACTGGAGCAGCAACTTCTTCGGCACCTGGAACAACTGGCTCTTGTCCAGTTAGTGTGCCCTGTGCAGTTTCCATGCCAACTTTGGCAGCTTGTACCGCATCAACTAGAGCAGCAAGTGCAGCACTAGCAGCATTGTTAAATGCCTGTGATTCGTTTGTGCCAACTGTGCTTGAAATGCTTGCACTCAACGCAGGAAGGTCCTTGAACTGCATAGCAGTTACGTCTTCTAGCATATCTTGGATTCTATCAACCATGTCTTGTGCAGCAAGTACGACCTGAGCCTGCTGTACTTCGTCTTCAGTTAGATATGCACCATTCATTTTCAGTCTAATATTTTCGTCTGAACGTAGTTTGTTTAGGATTGAACCAGCAACTCTTTCGCCGGCAGCTTTTGATCCATATTTTTTAGCAGCACTTTTGGCAATCTTTGAAAAGTTCTTGCCTTTTTTGCCAATGTCTTTGCCAGCACGAGCTTTCTTTGCTGAATAATCGCCTTCGCCAAGATCAATATCGCCTTTGTCAACAGCCATTTTAAACTGTGCAGCCGCTTGTGGATTGTTTGCAGTACCAATGGTTTCGCCATCGGCTGTGATTTTCATTGCGCCAGTTTGTGGCTCAAGTTTCACATCAGCTTCGCGCATAGCAAGTCTTGCTGCAAGGCCTCTTTCCATAACCAACAGTTTTATAAAACCAGGATCGCGTTCACTGGTATGTGTGCGATGCTCACTGATTAAACTGCGAACTTTTGTCAACATGCTTTTTGCTGCTGATGAAGCCATGTTTTCAAAGTCAATGCTTTTACTAAAATAGCTTTCTAAAACTTTCTGCGACTGTTTAGTCTGCGGTGATTCTAGGTCGAATAGTTTCATTATCAAATCCTTTTTGCTGCCAGTATTTAGCAACATTTATACTTTTGTTAATTTGTTTTCTCAGTGATTGATACTGATCTTTTGCAACATCCAAGCGGTTAAGTGTAATTTCTCGCTGCATTGGCGTAATTTTGCGGCTATTAATAAAGTGACGGTAATGCATCATTTCACTTTGCTTGCCGTTTAACTGATTTTCTAAATGTAATAGGTTGTTTGCATTTGTTACTTGATTGTATTTGTCAAATATGCACCAAGCAAGTGCAATTCTACAACTGCTACATGAAGCTACATAGTTATCTTGTTTCCAAATTTCATATTCATCTGAAAATTTAATTATTTCATAGTCAGCAAATGCAAAAATAGTGTCATCATTGCGAAAAATTGCATTGGGATTTGTTGCAAGAATATCATCTGCAATTTTTTGTAAAAATTTTGAGGCTTGTTTTGCTTTTAATTGACCACGTATGTTATTACCAACCATCCAACTACTCCTAAAAGAGATGCAATTATACCAGTGCCCCAGCCGATTAGCTGGTCATTTCTGCGTTGTGCCATTTTTTCAACCATGACATGCACTTCATTAATTAGCATTTCTAAACGATCAACTTTAGAATCTAAAGCTTCGATGCATCTAGCCATTGCTTTGTATCGCTCAGCGCATAAGTCAACGTGCGCTTCTAAACTCTTTTTTTCAATTGGTGTGGTATCAGCCATTTGTGTTCTCTACATAATTTTGTTAATATTATTTACCAAAAATTGTCAAAATTCTGTATCGCTAACGTCTTGTATTAGTTTAAAATATATGTTAGCATTATCTCCGGTAGCTAGCATATAGGGCATTAAAAAGCCTTCTTGATAGGTTTCACTGAGGCCAACAATCATTGGAACGCCGTGTACGTCTTGTTTTAGCAACCCTAGTGGATCGTTACCGTCATCAAATATGCCTGGTTGTTCAATGTGAAATGAAAACTGCCACACATTGATTTCATCTTTGCTAAAACAGTTTGGTTCAGATACTTCAATGGGCTGTGTTTTTAAACTGATACACTGTAGGATAGTTTCCCAGTTGCGTTGTTGATTGCGACTGTAGTTCCATTCGTCTATGGTGCTAATTTGTTTGCCCACATTGTTTGTTACAGGCGTTTGCAATTTTCTATAACTTTTTGTGCCAGTTGGAGTGCAATCAAACAGTGTTACTACATCAATCAGTTGCATGCTTCAATCTCCAATATACTATCAATTGGTCCAACATTTCTTTCAATGCTGGATCTGTTTCACTGGCTGCAACAATTTCACTGACGTGTGCTGCAACACTATGTGGTTCAGGTGCTTTTTGTACAAGCTCTCTGTGATGTGTGCCGCTACGTCTACGATAAACAGTGTTACCACCATCTGGACTTTCATAGATCCATTTTGTCATTACCATACTATTACTTAGCCACAAAAAAACCCTAGTTGCAATAACTAGGGTTTTAATGAATTATTCAGTAACTAAAATTAGTTAGTGAATGTAGCTGTAGCAGCAGATGAGCCGCCTGTGGCTGTGTCTAGTGTGCCTGTTGTCCAAGCGCCTGTTGGATAAACAGCAATAGCAAGTGTGTCTGTGCCTGTGTCTGTGAATTCCATGATAGCGATTGTAGCTTTGCCTTGGATAGCGTCTACAGTAGCTTTAGCAACGTCGCCGTCTGTAGCAACGTTAGCTAGTGTGACTGTGAAAAAGTCTAGCTTTGGACCAGCTGGGTTAACTGTTGCAGCTGATGTAGGCAGGTTGATTGTACCTGAAGTGTATGAACCTGTGTCTAGGTTTAGGACTGGTTTAAAGTCACCGTGTGTTCTTGTAAATGAAGCCATTTTGATTTCTCCTTAATAATGGTGGAACCTTAGTTCCTACTTTTATTTAGCCCGTTTTGGAGAAATTGGTCTTTCTCAGACGCTCATAATATTCGTTTTGAAAGCCCTTTTCGCGCATTTGCAGCATCAGACGATCTGATATTGTGTTACGATCAGATGGCACAATGCGATCCCAAGTGCTGGCCTGACGTCGCAGTTGTATAAGCGGAGCAGGCAAATAATCTTGCATTTCACGCTGTAGCATCAACATCATGTAACTGTAGTCGCTGTTGTTGAAGTTGCCTTTGGCAATGGCTCTTAGATTGCGTTTTAGGCGTAGTTCAGGCATAACAATCTTCACGTCTTGTTCAATACGATCGTCAAACTGTTCTGGCTTTAGCAGTATGCAAAGCACATTGTATAGATCTGGTTGACTAACACGGAAGCCATCAAAGTTTTGCAGTTTCATGATCTGAGCTGCTTGATATGCAGCATACACAGGATCACTTTGTGCTAGTATTTGCAGTGCAAGCAACTGTTCAAATGCATACTCGCCAATCTTGCTCATTTTCAAACCATTTAGCTGCTTGATCTGCTTCCACATACGACTTTCATCAAGCTCTTGGAATATGTTTTGTTCTTTTACTTCTACTGGAGTTTCTTCAACTTCCTCAACTACAACTGGTGCTTCAGTGATGGCTTCATCACCATACTGGTCTTTGTAAAATTGAAATAATGCTCTGGTGTCCATTTTTTCAAATGTTCTTGCAATTTGCATTGCATAGTACATTGGATCATGTTTTAGTTTATCGCCCTGCGCTGCAAGCATTCTGTGCAATCTTGCTGCTGCCTGTTTATAACTGCCGCCATATACTTTAGGCATCATGTAGCGTTTTGCAATAGCCCAAGGTGAATCTTCAATGGCAAACACAGGATCTGCTGTTTTAAAGTCATCCTTGCGCATCACTGTTTTGGCAATCAAGTCCAGTTCTTGGTTTTCACTGTCCCATACAAGTGCAAATGGCACATTGATGTTTGTAACAGTGTCCTGCATTACACCTTCAGCATCCGGACCTAGTTGTGCAATAGGTTTGCCCCAACGCTTGTACTCCTGCTTAAACAAACGTGTAAGTTCAGCAGGCATAATTTCTTTATCATTGCGCTCGTCATTGGCTCTTTGCAAAAAGTGATGAGTAAACTCAACGTCAATGCCCACTTTGCCAAACATTCTGTCTGCAAATGTTTCCAGTTGTTTGATGTCTACAGGAGTAACAGCCATTACTTTAACTCCGGATTGTTTTGCGCAAAGTTAGCCTGTGAGAATCTCATTCTATCCACAAACTTCATTCCTGCGCCCACATACCCTTCATGTCCGGGTTCGTCACCGATAGCAGCCGTTACATCTTGATCTTGTGCATCCAGTTGACGCACCAGGTCATTTTTAAGTTGACTGATGTTTAAGAAGCTGCTGAACAGTGCTGCAACTGCACCTTTGTTTTCGTTCATCCATTCAATGATTCTTGGTGCTTTGGTTTTTTCTTTAGCAGTGATCCATGGTCCAAAGTCTTTGACCATGTTGCTATAGTTGCCTGCTCTGACCTTGCTGTTGATATACTGCTTTAGCAGTGCAGGAGTGTTGGTTATCTTTCTTGCTCTAAGCTCGCCTGGATTGAAAAATGCATCAATTTCAGGAGCATAGTTGTTGTAGATATCTTGCACTTGTTTAACCAAATCTGCGTTTAATGTAATTTTGCTACCAGTATCTTTCATGGTTGGATCAAGTATCAGCACACCAGGTGCTTTGTCTAGCACTGCACTGGTAATTGGTTTTGCACTGCCGCCTGGTTCATCAATGGCTGTGTGTACTGCTACACCTGCTTCGGATGCGCCTACTGCTTTGCCCAGTGCAGTATCTGCACTGACTCTGTATGTTACTGTGTTTGGTGTAAACACATAAGAACCATTTTCCAATGGAGGAGTGTCGCTGTACAACAAATCTCCTTGCACATAGCCGCGAAAATCTTCAGGCACTGTGCGTCTTAACAGTGGAAACAGTTTGGCATAGATAGCAATCAAGTCTGTTCTGTCACCTTTGCGCATGTTCATGATGCGCTCGATGTCTTGAGGTGACTTGGCCATGCCGTCATAGCCTTTGGCAAGAAATCCAGACTTGTCTGTTAGTATAAACTCACCACGCTCGTTGCGTCCAAATATAACTGCTGGCTTGCCATCCCATTTGATAGTGTTGGTTTTGGCAGGTTCTGCTGCGGCACGTTGTATACCAGCAAGTGCTTGTGTAATGCCTTTGCTGCCATGATCAAATACCAAATCTTCAGGATGCTCAATGCGCACACCTTCAGTTAGTTTGTATGGTGTGTAGGGATTTTCTGTGATCACTTCCATGCCTTGGTGAACAATTCTATCACGCAGTCTTGCAAGCCAATGAGCCCCACCTTCGTTGATTTCTTCAAACTGGAATCCTTCACGTTCAGCATACCCACGGAAGTCTGCTATTTTTTGTTCACGTTTAGGATCACGAGCAAGTGCCTTCATGATCTTTTCAACACTGCCTAACGGTGTTCTGTCTGTGGCACCCGGAATAAACAGTTTTGCAACTTCATCTGGATTGTCAGTGACCAGTTCATTGGTAGCTCTGTTAACCAATCCAACGTTTTGATTTATCTTGTAGCCCATGCTTTTAGCAATGCTTGCTAACAGTATAGCTCGTGTCACACCTTTGAAGTTGCTGTCATGATCCTGTGTTAAGTACCATTTCTGAAAGTCTGGTTTTTGTAAAAACATAAAATCTGTTTGTACATAACCTCTGTCAGGATTGCCTGCAATAGGTGTTTTAAGATGTATATTGATACCTGTAGCAGACACCCATTCTTTTGGCTCAAATCCGTGACTGGTTGCCCAAGATTCTAGTTTGGATCTAAACTGACCTTTGTCTACTTTGCCGGCATCCACTGCTAGATCTAAATCGCCTGATGTTGCTGCGACACCTGTACTGCCTAGCATGTTGTTTAGCAATTCAAGTCCAGTTAGTTGTTCTAACCAAGCCACAGTGGGTTTTACATCTGTTTGATTGATGCGTTGTGTTGCTGGCTTACCCTCAGCGTCTTTGAATTCGTTGCCACCCTCATTTAGTTTCATGCCGTTGCCGTTTGTGGTTGCTGCCCAAGACCAGTGTCTGGTGTTCGTTTGGTTGGTCCTTCAAGGTATGCTATAATTGCATCTTTGAGTTTTGAATTTTGTTTAGCCTGCGAAACAATAACTTCAACTTGATCCATTGGTGCGTCTTTGGGAACAGCAAGTCCAGCAGTTTTAAATGCTGCTTGTACAGAACGTGGATCAATGCCAAAGCCTGCAAGGAATTGTGCTATTTTTGCATCGTTGTTTGGTGAGCCTGCTTTTTCCCAAGCCTTCATGAGTTTGTCAACTGTGACTTTGGTTGTGATATTTTTGCCAACTGTTGCTGCTTTTTGTGCTACTGCACCAGCTGCACTCTTGGCTGCGCCAGCCACTGCACTGCCTGCTTTCTTGATCATGTCACCAATTGGTGCTTCGTCAACATACTGTGATTCAACCAATGGTTGCTTGTATGCAACGGCTGTAAACAGTTTGAAGATATCCGACTCTGTTAGGCCTTTGCCCGGGCGTCTGCTTTCTTGCTTTGTACCAGCATCTTTGATTTCTTTGTCGGCCATTGCAGCACCAACACCAGTTGCAACAATGCCTTGCATGATGCCATTGGCAATATCTTGTGCGGCTGTGTCTGCAACAACTTCTGCGCCGCCTTTGGCAACACCACTGAACTGTGCAAGCAATTCATCTTGTAGTTCTTGTGGCATGCCATCTAATGCATCCCACATGCCTGCTTTGATGGCATCAGGTTCTGTGAATACATCAGTAAATTTGTAAACTGCATTGCCTGCAGCATCAACTCCTTCAACACTCACATTAGCACTAGCACTCCATGGCACACCGCCAATTTCTGTATTAATAGTTGATTTGTAAACTTCCCCTATTTCCAGTGTATCGGGTATACCAGCAACATCAATATTGTCGACCGTTCTAAAAGCCTGGTTGGAAGCAATTGCTACACCTTCAAATTCTCTTTGATCAATGGCTCTACTCAAAGCACTTGCATTCTGCCATGCATCAAGTTGTTCCTGATCCATGTATTTGAGTAGTGCATCTTTGTTGTCACTGATCCATTTGTTTGGCGAATAGTCAGCAGCATTGATGCCAATGTCATTCAGTGTGTTTGCATCAATTTCACCAGTCACTTCTATGCTTGCTGTGCTGCCTGAGGCTGCATCTGTAGCGGTTGTGGTCTGCACTTCAATGCCTGATCCTGTGATGTCAAATTGATCCTGCAAGTTGTCTATAGCATCTTTTACATTAGCGCCGCCGCCAAGTTCAACCAATTTGGTGTTTACTTCTTGCAGTTGCTTCATAAGTTCTTCTTTGGCCTCAGGTGGCATGTCTGGCACTCTAACCAATTCAGCCAATCCACTGCGAGCCTGTATGAGTTCAACTGCACTGTCTGCATCTAGGTTGGCAGGATCAACAATGCCCATACCTTTTAGTTTGCTGACGTCAATGGTGCCTTGGTTTGGATTAAAGAACAGTGTGCGTACTTCTGCAGGCAATAGATCTGTGATTACTTCTTTTACTTTTTCTAGTGCAAAGCCTGTGAGCGCACCAATTGCGGCTGTCTTAGCACCTTTGCCGATGGCTGTTGAAAGTTTCTCACCTTTGATTAATTCCATACTGCCTCTAAGTGCTTGACCAGCAATAGCACCGCCGACTGGACCGCCTGCAATACCACCTAACACTGTTAACACACCAATAATAGCAGCAGTTTTACCTGGGTTCTCTTTTGCCCAATCACCAAGGCCGGTTAATTGTTTGTCTAGTTCAGGAAACTTGGCACCAACTGCGCCTTTGAGTTGCTCAAATTTTGCATCAAAGCCTTGCACAGGTGTTGTGTTCTGTATCCAACGACCTGTTTGGTTTATGATGTTGTTGACTGCATCCACAACGTCTTTGCCTTTGCCGA